TAATAATATAGGAGGTTCAGGCGGCTCAGGCGTAGTCATTGTTTCTTACACTAGCCCGCAAGTATTTGTTGGCGGTACGGTTACGTCATCCGGTGGAAACACTATTCATACGTTCACTTCATCTGGTTCGCTAACACCTGGGTATACGGCTTCGTATTTAATGGTTGCCGGCGGCGGTGGCGGCGGTTCGGCATCTTACGGTCAAGGCGCAGGCGGCGGTGGGGCGGGGGGATATTTAACTGGCTCTGTATCCATAGCAAGCGGGACAACTTATACCGTTACAGTAGGCGCTGGCGGCGCTTCTCAAACTAACGGATCAAATACTGCGTTTACATCATTAACTTCAGCGGTTGGCGGCGGAAACGGTAATAGCGGCTCGGGTGGTTCGGGGGGGAGGCAACTCTGGCACTGGAACAGCAGGCCCACCAAGACAGGGTTATAACGGCGGTGCGATATCCCCAGGCAATGATGAAGGATCGCGCGGCGGCGGCGGAGGCGGCGGTGCAGGAGCTAATGGTAACAATGGAACACTTAGCGACGGCGTTGTGTTTGCAGGCGCGGGCGGCGTAGGTCTAGCAAACTCTATCACAGGCACTTCTACTTTTTATGGCGGTGGCGGCGGCGGCGCAGTGGTAAGTATTAGAGGCGCTAGCGGCGGCAATGGCGGCGGTGGAGCTACGGGAGTATCCGGCACGGCAAACACTGGCGGCGGCGGCGGAGCATCAGGTGGCGCAGGAGGTTCAGGCGTATTTATCTTATCTATCCCAACTGCTAATTACACCGGCACAACCACAGGCTCACCAACAGTTACAACTAGCGGCTCAAATACGATATTGAAATTTACGGCTTCAGGGAGTTACACAGGATGAGTTATTTTGCAAGAGTACCCACACTTACAAATGGCAAAGGCATTGTTGATGATGTGATTGCTGCTGACCAATTGTTTATTGATTCAGGTGCGGTTGGCGACCCATCTATGTGGTGGCAAACATCGTACAACACCCGTGGCAATGTTCATTATGGCCCTGACGGTCAGCCTGATGGCGGCGTGGCGCTTCGCGCAAATTACGCAGGGGTTGGGTACACGCTAGATACAAATGTTGTTATTCAAAGCGTAGTAGGTGTGTTCTATGCGCCTCAACCATATCCATCATGGGTTTTAGATCCGCAAACATATTTATGGGAAGCACCTGTGCCTTATCCGACAGACGGAAAAAATTACGTTTGGGACGAAGCCACGCAATCTTGGGTGCTTGTACCTTACGAAGTTAAATAATATACTAATCGTACTGGTGCGATCCACCAGGGTTTCTTAGGAAACAAAAATGTCAGAAGAAGTAACCTTAGCGGAAGTACCCGCGCCAGAACAGGACGTTACGGCAACACCTGTACCTGAAGTTTCAGCGCCGGAAGTAGTCGAGAATCAAGTTGAACAGCAAGAGGAAAAGAAGTACACCCAAGCTGAAATCGACGCGATGATCGGTAAACGACTTGCAAGAGAGCAACGTAAGTGGGAAAGAGATCAGGCGCAACGTGCGGTGCAAGCCCCACAGCCAAGTGCTCCACCCGTACCGGAAGGTTTTGCATCCACTGAAGAGTACATCGACGCAGTAGCCGAGTACAAAGCAGCGGAAAAGCTTGCGGCACGCGAAGCACAGAAGCAGCAGTCTGCAATCTTAGAGTCCTACCACGACAAGGAAGAAGAAGCACGGACGAAGTACGACGACTTTGAACAAGTCGCCTACAACCCCAACCTTCCAATCACTGACGTGATGGCTCAGACCATTCAAGCTTCTGATATTGGTCCCGACATGGCTTATCACCTAGGGGCAAATCCGAAAGAAGCTGAGCGGATTTCCAGACTTTCGCCATTCTTACAAGCCAAAGAAATCGGGAAGCTCGAAGCCAAATTGGCCGCTGATCCTCCCACCAAAAAGACCTCTTCGGCGCCAACGCCTATTAGTCCGGTCACTGCAAGAAGCACGGGGTCACCCTCGTACGATACAACCGACCCACGCTCCATCAAGTCGATGAGCACCTCGGATTGGATCGAAGCTGAAAGGCAGCGTCAGATTAAAAAGCAAGAAGCGCTACGTAACCGCTAACTTACTTTTTTAAAGGAACTACCATGTCAAATAGCTTATTGACCATTGACATGATCACCCGTAAGTCTCTCGAAATCCTCGAGAACAACCTGGTGCTCACACGTAACGTAAACCGCCAATATGACGACTCCTTTGCTGTTGAAGGCGCCAAAATTGGTTCAACCCTCCGTATCCGCCTGCCCGATCGCGCGCTGGTGACTGACGGTGCCGCTCTGCAAGTTCAGGCCGACAACGAACAGTTCACAACGCTGACGGTGTCTAGCCAAAAGCATATCGGCGTAAACTTCACGTCTGCCGAACTTACAATGCAATTGGACGACTTCGCAGAGCGTGTTTTGAAGCCTCGCGTCTCGCAGCTCGCATCTTCGGTTGACGCCGACGTTGCAACTTCGTACAAAGGCATCGCCAACACAGTAGGCACTCCAGGTACTACTCCTTCGACTTCTTTGGTTCTGCTCCAAGCTAACCAGAAGCTCAACGAGTTTGCTACACCTATGAGCCCACGCTACGCGACTGTTAACCCAGCCGCTAACGCTGGTTTGGTCGAAGGCATGAAGGGCTTGTTTAACCCAACCGGCACTATCAGCCGCCAGTTCAAAAACGGCATGATGGGTGAAGGCATTTTGGGTCTGGACGAGATCAACATGTCGCAGTCCATTGCTAACCACACGAACGGCGATTGGGGCACAAGCATCACTGTGACTTCAACTGTCACGACTGAAGGTCAATCCACCTTGCCAATCAGCTTTACTGGTTCAAGCAAGACATGGAACGTGGGCGACGTATTCACTATCGCTAGTGTTTTTGCTGTTAACCCACAGACCCGTCAATCGACCGGCAGCCTCCAACAGTTCACCGTAACTGCTGTGGCAACTGGTTCTTCGACTGCTACGCTGAGCATCAGCCCAGCTCTGTACACCGCTGGAAACGCATTGGCTACTGTTCTTGCATTCCCGCAAGCTGGCGCTGTTGTGACAATGGTTGGTTCGGCTAACACCGGCTACCCACAGAACTTGGTCTACCACAAAGATGCCATTAGCTTTGCTACGGCTGACTTGTTGTTGCCACAAGGCGTTGACATGGCTTCGCGCCAAGTCCACAACGGTATTTCGTTGCGTATCGTACGTCAGTACGACATCAACAACGACCGTCTGCCTTGCCGTATTGATGTTTTGTATGGCTACGCTGCCATTCGTCCTATCACTGCGGTTCGTATGTGGGGCTAAACTAGTGGGGGCTTCGGCCCCCATTTGTAACTTTTTTTAAGGATATTTATCATGGCACTTTCTAATGGCACAGGCGGTTATCAAATCGGTGCAGGCGCAACTGACGAAGCAATTATGTTTGTTCAGGGCGCACCTACTGCATTGACAGCCGCAGCAACCGCAACGTCTGCACAACTCCAAAATGGTCTGTTTACTTTTGTTGGGACTGCTGGCAACTTAACATTGCCAACAGTCGCTTTGTTGGAAGCAGATATGTTGAGTGCACAAAAAGTCAATTCTGCATTTGATTTCTTTATCATCAACACAGATGATACAGATTCGGTCACTTTGGCTGTCGGCACTGGTTGGACAATTGTTGGAGCGGCTGCGGTAACTACCGCAACGTCAGCCCATTTCCGCGCGCGCAAGACTGGCGACGGTTCGTGGACTGCATACCGCATTAGCTAATGTAACGACCCCGCCCTTCGGGGCGGGTTTCATAAGGAAATATTATGCCAAATACCAAAGCAACTGGGGTAGCATTTTTAGACCCTGATTTATCAGGCGGTACACTTGACAACACACCTATCGGCGCTGTGACACCTAATACTTTTGTTGGTACGACAGTGTACGCAACTTCTGAGATTGGTTACTCCGCCGCTGCACAAGGTGCGGTAACTCAATTGACATCAAAATCTACTGCCGTGACGCTTAACACGTCAGCCGGTCAGATTACGATGAACGCAGCCTCTTTGGCAGCAACTACTAACGTCACATTTACGCTGACTAACAGTTTGTTGTCGGCTAAAGACGTGTTGATTTTAAACGTCACTAACGGTACATCGGCTGCGTACAACTGCTGGGTATCTAGCATGGGTGCAGGGGCGGCGACTATTACGTTGCGTAACATCAGCGCAAGCCCTTTGGCTGAAGCTGTTGTGATCAACTTTGCAATTATTCATTGCGCTTAATAAGGCGGGGGCCTTGGCCCCCAACTCAAAATGAACATATACCTAGAACATCCTTTGCACGGTCAAAAAGTTGCCACAATGGAACTTGAAGCCGAAGAAGATGAAAAAAATGGTTGGGTGCGTTATACTTTGGATACGCCTGAAGATGCGGAGCCGGTAAACGAGCTAAAACGTAAACGTAAAACTTCGGAGTAGCCATGAGCACCACAGCCGGCGATCAGATAAATGGGGCGCTGCGCCTAATCGGCCAATTAGCTGAGGCTGAAGTGCCCTCAGCCGCTACGTCTGAGGATGCGCTGGCAACACTTAACCAGATGATTGACTCATGGAATACTGAGCGGTTGTCGGTGTTTTGTACGCAAGACCAAATCTTTTCTTGGCTGCCAGGGTTTATGACCCGCACGCTAGGACCTACGGGAGATTTCGTTGGAAACCGCCCGATTCTTATTGACGATTCAACTTATTTTCGCGATCCTTCTTCTGGCATTTCATTCGGCATTAAGCTGATCAACCAGCAACAGTATGACGGTATTGCGGTCAAAACGGTCACGTCAACTTATCCACAAGTCATGTTTGTAAATATGACTTACCCCAACATCACAATGACCGTTTATCCGGTGCCAACTAAGGTACTGGAGTGGCACTTTGTGTCGGTTCAAGAGCTTACAACACCTGCGCTACTGAGCACGCCCTTGGCGTTCCCACCAGGCTATCTCAGAGCCTTTAAGTACAACCTTGCGTGTGAGCTTGCCCCCGAGTTTGGTGTTGAGCCCTCGCCCACTGTGCAGCGCGTTGCGATGACGTCTAAGCGCAATCTCAAGCGCATCAACAATCCTGACGACATCATGTCCTTGCCATATTCTATTGTGGCCACACGTCAGCGCTTTAACATCTTTGCGGGTAATTATTAATGCAGTCGCCTATCCTCGGATCAGCTTATGTGGCACGCAGCGTTAACGCTGCCGATAGCCGCATGGTTAATTTGTTTCCCGAGGTTATACCCGAAGGCGGTCATACCCCAGCGTTTCTGAACCGTGCCCCAGGTCTAAAGCTTGAAGTTGCCGTTGGCACGGGGCCGGTGCGCGGGCTGTGGACGTTTGGTGCTTACGCATACGTTGCATCAGGGAATACCCTATATAGGTTAGATTCTGAATACAACATTACAACGCTTGGCACTTTGGCAAATGATGGCCCAGTGTCAATGGCCGACGATGGCACGCATTTGTTTGTAGCGTGTAACGGCCCAAGCTTTGTCTACAACGCTACAACCGATGCGTTTGGCGAAATCACCGACCCAGACTTTCCTGGCGCGCTGACGGTGTCTTACCTTGGCGGCTACTTTGTGTTTATTGAGCCAGACAGCCAACGCGTGTGGGTAACAGAGTTACTTGACCCAACATCTATTGACCCGCTTGACTTTGCAAGCGCTGAAGGCAGCCCAGACGGATTGGTGTCATCCATTACCGACCATTCTGAAATTTGGTTGTTTGGCACAAACTCGGTTGAGGTTTGGTACAACGCGGGTACGGCAGACTTTCCTTTACAGCGCATTCAAGGTGCGTATAACGAGATTGGATGCGCGGCTACCTATTCGGTTGCCAAGCTTGATAATGGCCTGTTTTGGCTTGGTGCTGACGCCCGTGGGCGGGGTATTGTCTACCGCGCTAACGGTTATACCGGAACGCGCATCAGCACGCACGCAATTGAGTGGCAGATTCAGCAATATGGCGACATCTCTGACGCTATCGCGTACACGTACCAGCAAGACGGCCATGCGTTTTACGTGCTAACTTTCCCAACCGCGGGTGCAACTTGGGTGTACGACGTGGCCACACAAGCGTGGCATGAGCGCGCAAGCTTTACCAATGGCGACTTTGGTCGTCATCGCAGCAATTGTCAGATGGCGTTTAACAGCGAAATCATCGTAGGCGATTATCAAAACGGCAACTTGTATTCGTTTGATTTAGAAGTTTACGCAGACGGCCCCCGCGTACAGAAATGGTTGCGCTCATGGCGTGCATTGCCTACCGGCACAAACAACCTAAACCGTACAGCGCAGCACAGTCTGCAACTTGATTGCGAATCCGGTGTAGGCGCTGTGGGCGTGACTGAAGTGCCTGGGCATATTTACTTGACCCCGTTGACTATCGGGGACTTAGGCATTGAGGATGAGATTGTTATTGTCAACTCAATTGACCTATATGTTGAGCCACAAGTTATGTTGCGCTGGTCCGATGACGGTGGCCATACGTGGTCTAACGAACATTGGCAGTCAATGGGCACCAAAGGCGGTTACGGCACCCGTGTCTTTTGGCGACGCCTTGGCATGACGCTTAAATTGCGTGATCGTGTTTATGAGATTTCAGGCACTGATCCAGTTAAGATTGCGATTATGGGTGCTGAACTACACATGAGTGCTACAAATGGCTAACGTCACCCAAATCCCAGCACCGCGTGTGCCGATTGTTGACCCCACAACGGGGCTCATGTCACGCGAATGGTTTAGGTTTTTTAACGCCGTATACGAACAGCTTGGGGGCGGCGAAGGCGGCGCTTCTGGCACCTTTACAACTGTTGATTCCAAGACCGTGACCGTTGTCAACGGCATTATTACAGGGATAGTCTGATGTCAATTAACATTTCCTACTTAGCTGGCGCAGGCGCTCAATTCTTTGACAGCAACGGCGACCCCTTGGCCGGCGGTCTGCTGTACACGTACAACGCCGGCACTACAACGCCTGTATCGACTTACACGTCACGCTCGGGCGCGGCCTTTAACACCAACCCGATTGTGCTGAATTCGTCAGGCCGCACACCCGCTGAAATTTGGCTAGAAGGTGGAGTGCTGTACAAGTTTGTGTTAAAGGATTCGACCTTTGTTCAGATCGGCAGCTACGACAACATTCCTGCGGTAAACGACCCCACCACGACCAACAACCTGATTACGGTTACAGGAACTAACGCGTTGACGGGTTTGGCGGTCCCCCCGTTAGAAGGGTACGCAACGGGCGCACAGTATTCGTTCATAGCACAAAACACAAATACCGCGGCCGTCACACTAGACATTGATAGCTTGGGCGTGAAAAGCGTCACCAAGTTTGGCACAACACCTTTGGTCGCAGGCGACATTATTGCAAGTTCTTTAGTTATTGTTGAGTACGACGGAACACGTTTTCAATTGTTAACTGTTGGAAAGACTACGTTTAACTACATTCTTGAAACTACAACCATATCGGCAACGGCCGCAACCGGCACGATTACTTTTGACGTGCTGAACCAGCCAATTGTGTACTACACGACAGCGGCTACTGCCAACTGGACAATCAACTTTAGGGGCAATAGTTCTACGTCGCTCAATAATGCAATGGCTATTGGTCAGACGTTGACAGCTACTTTTATGGCTACCCAAGGCGCAACTGCGTACTACAACAACGCGGTCACCATTGACGGCACGCCCGTTACGCCTAAATGGCAAAGCGGAATTGCGCCTAGCGCGGGCTATACCAACAGCGTGGACACTTACACTTACGCAATTATTAAAACGGCTAACGCTACGTTTACCGTGTTAGGTTCGCAAACCAAATTTGCGTAAGGATTAAAATGCCCCGTATATCTTTAATTGGTGCTGCGTGTTCTAGGGCTTTTGGTTTTGAAGGCGGCGCAGCCTATCCAGCTAGCTACATTGTGGTGGGGGGCGGCGCGTCCGGTAAAGGATCACCAGCTAACGGCACAGGTGGCTTGGGTGGAGGTGCGGGCGGCGCGTTAACTGCAAATATAAGTTTTGTCTTTGACCAGCTATACACTATCGTAATTGGTGCGGGCGGCGCGGGAAATACCAGCTCTAACACAAACGGCAATAGCTCCACTTTAACTAGCACCGGTCTTTCGGTTACTTGTTTTGGTGGCGGTGTGGCGTCCGGCAACGGCGGGGCAACTACAACTTTTGTTGCAGGGCAAGGATTTCCTGGTGGTGCGGATAGCGGCGGTGGTGATCCGTATCCTAAACCTGGTGGCGGTGGAGCGGGCGCTGCGGGCGGTGCGCCCACACCACCTACTCAGGCCGGTAACGGTGGTATAGGTATTGCTGTAACGCTTACCGGCACAAGCACTTATTTTGCCGGTGGTGGCGGGGGCAGTCGAGGCGTGTACGATAGTTCAGCCGGCGGCAACGGTTCAGGCGGCTTAGGCGGCGGCGGCACGGGTGGCAACGGTGGTCCGTTTACCCCAACATCTGGCACGGTTAATACTGGCGGTGGCGGGGGTGGCTGTTCGGGTACGGACGGTGGTGGCGCCGGAGGTAACGGCGGTTCAGGCGTTGCAATTTTCCGCATCCTGACTGCTAACTATCGCGGCGTTGTGACTGGGTCGCCTACGGTTACGACCGACGGCGCGTTTACCGTAATTAAATTTACGTCGTCGGGGACTATTTTAGGATGAACATAACCGTGTCTTATAGCCCAACGCTATTTCAAAATACGCCGTCTAAGGTTAAATTTAGGCAAGGTATTTTGAACGCGCAAGAACGTATGCAGAAACTTATTGCAGACGGTGAAATCCCGTCTACGTTAGAAGATTGCACGCTTAAGCATTACTACACTCCGGTAGACGAAAAGTACGGTTGTTGTGCCTACGCCCGCGAAATGACTATCCCAAAAGGAACGGTCATTATAGGTAAAATTCATCGCCATCAGCATTTGAATTTTATCTCTAAAGGTAAGGTTGTTGTCGCCACGGAATTTGGCGAAAAAGAATACACCGCGCCGTGCACGTTTGTATCGGAGGTAGGGCTTAAGCGGGCAGTCTATGCTTTAGAAGACACACTATGGACCACAGTTCACCTAACAGAACACCGCGGTGAAGAAAATTTAGATAAAATGGAAGCCGAAGTCATTGCGCCAAGTTACAATGATTTAGGCTTAATCGCATCTTTTGAAGCGAAGGAACTAACATGACATTTGGACTTGTTGCCGCAGGCACAATGGCCGCCGCTACAATAGGCGGCTCACTAATTGCGGCAGACGCCGCGGGCAAAGCTTCAAAAACGCAAGCCAAGTCAGCTAGCGAAGCTGCTGATCTTCAGTATAAAGTTTCGCAAGAACAAATTGCAGCGCAAAAAGAAGCGCTTGATAAGCAACTTGCGGCGCAAGGCGGCTATCTTGATAAACAACTCGCCGCCAGTTACTCTACACTAGAACAACAATTAGCGTTTCAAAAGCAAATTTATGACCAGCAACGCGCTGATCTTGCGCCTTATCGTGAAGCCGGTTTAGCTGGTCAAAACAAACTATTAAATTACCTTGGTATTGGCCCAATTGCTAACGCAGGTACGGACCCTGATTACGGGAAGTATGCTACGGCTGAGTTTACGCCAGAAGCGTTTTTGGCTAATAAAGACCCAGGCTACGGTTTCCGTATGTCTGAAGGTTTGAAAGCTGTTGATCGTCAGGCAGCCGCCCGCGGCGGTCTGATCTCAGGCGCTGCTCTCAAAGCAACAGAACGATTTGGACAAGAAATGGCGTCGCAAGAGTACGGCAACGCGTTTAACCGTTATCAGACAATTCGTGGCAACACACTAAGCCCGTATGAGCGATTGCAAGGCGTGGGCTTAAACGCAGCCAATATGACAGGCAACGCTGGTGCAACTTATGGCGGGGCTGGCAATCAAGCTTACGGTGCGTTAGGTTCTGGTTTGTTTAACGCATATGGTGGTGCTAGCGCAGGGGCTACAAACGCGTATGGCGCGTTAGGCACTGGAACTTATAACGCTCTTGGTGGTTACGGCGCAGGTGCGTCTGAGGCACTGACAGGTGCAGGGAACGCACGCGCGTCTGGTTACATTGGTCAAGCCAACGCCATTACTGGTGGCATTAGTAACTTGAGCAACCAATACTATCAAAATCAATTATTAAATTCTTTAGAAAATAAAAGAACATTACCAGGTTATCCGACAAGTTCTTATGAAGGTGTAAACCCATTTGGCTATGGCTCATGGACTCCTGGCGGGTCGCCCAATTTTTAAGGATTAAGTTATGCCAATTAACCCAAACATTGCGTTAGGCGTTCAACAACAACAGCCCGTTAATATGCTTGGTCAGCTTGGCCAATTGTATGCGTTAAAAGGCGCCAAACAAGAATTTGAAGGTAACGAAGCGTTACGTGACGCGTTTGCGTCCGGCGGCGATTTAAACGATCCCGAATTTGTTAAACGTCTGCGTGCGGCCAACCCTAAAATGGCAATGGACATTGAAGCTAAACATTTAGCTGGCCAAAAGACGCGAAGTGAATTGGAAGCCAACGCGTATAAAAACACACGCGAAGCGCTTACTATGGTTAATAACCCAGAAAGTTTGCGCGCGTTTTCACTTAGCCAATTTAATGATCCAATCATTGGGCCAAGACTTAAATCAATAGGTTTAACACCCGAAATTGTTATTGCAAACCTTGACAGAGACATTGCGACTTCAGGGTTTAACGGCGCTCTTAAAAAAGCTGCAATGGGTTTAAATGAATTTTTTAAAGACGAAACATCGCGTCGCAACACGGATGTAAGTTCGGGCGCGGCGTATGGTCAATTAGCGCTTGCACAAAAGAAATTTGATTTAGAACAAACGCAACAAGGTGATGTTGCTAGGATATTGCGCGGTGAAACGCCTTCGGTAGCCGGTAATGCGCCTATGGGTGGTGGTCAATTAGGTTCGGGCACTTTTAACATTCCTATGGGCGGCGGCGCGCCTGTTACTGGTGCGGTAACACCTAGTGCAGTAACGCCTGTTGCCGCGGCTCCCACAAGCGTTGTAACAAAACCCAACGTGTTAGCAACGCAAGTTGCGCCTTCTGGCACCACACCAGCACAAGTTAACGCGTTATTAAACCCCCCTGCTGGCCAGACCGGAGCAGCACCAGCGGCGAACCGCGTAGATCAGATTACAACGCAACTTACACAATTGTCTAAAATTAATAACCCTGCGGCAAATCAAGCAATGGAACGCTTGATTAAAGAATACAACGTCTTAAACCCTGAAGGGGAAATTAAACAAAACGCAAACGGTGCGTTAGTAACTGTAAATCGACGCACAAATGTTGCTACGCCTGTTTTGGGTAAAGACGGCAAACCGGTAATGGGCAACCTTCCTTACGAAACGGCATTTGCAACTACCGTTGGCAAAGGGCAAGGCGAACGAAATGAAAAAGTTGTTTTGGCTGCACAAGCTGCCGTAGATAACATCGCAAAAATTGATTCTACAATTGAACTTCTTAAGACAGGTGACGCAACTACAGGGTTAGGCGCAGAGCTTCGCAATAACATAGACCGCGCAAGAGCTTTGTTTGCAGGCGATATTAAAGCCGGTAAAAAAGTTGCAGATACACAAATTCTTGACGCTTTGCTTGGTTCAGACGTGTTCTCAATGATTCAATCTTTAGGTATCGGCGCCAGAGGTTTAGATACGCCTGCTGAACGAGATTATTTGCGCCAAGTAATGACCGGCACAATTCAAATGGATAATAAAGCACTTGTTCGTTTGAGCGAAATTCGGCGAAACATTGAAACCCGCGCAATTGAAAAATACAACACTCAACTTGAAAAAGGTGACCTTAACAAGTATTTTGAAACGCAAGGTTTAAAACCTGAAAAAATTGAAGTTCCTAAAATGGCGGGGGGCAGCAATACAGTAAGTGTCGGTGGAAATACATACACATTTCCAAACGCAGAAGCAGCAGCTAAATTTAAAAAAGACGCGGGGATTAAGTAATGGATTACGAAGCCTTAGCTAAAAAATATGGCGGCGCTGTTGCGCCTCCTGCTGTGGATTACGACGCAATGGCTAAACAATACGGTGGGTCGGTTCAGGCACCATCGGCCACGCCTCAAATGACAGCGCCAACTGGCGGTATTCCTTCAGGGCGTCAACCGATGTCTTGGGGTAAGGTTGCAACTGAAGCGGTTAGTAATCTTGGTCCAAGCGCATACGCACAAGGCCAAGGACTTGTCAGCGCTGTTCTTAGCCCAATTGACACGCTTAAAACTCTAGGCAAACTTGGTGGCGGGGCAGCGCTTAACATCATGCCGGACAAAGCGCGTGAAATAGCGACTAGCATTTTTACAAACCCACAATCTGCTAAAGAAGCAATGGATTTGGCTTCAAGCGTCGGTGGTGAATACGCTACAAATTACGGATCAATGGAAGGTTTTAAACAAAAATTATCTTCTGATCCAGTTGGTGTGTTGGCTGATTTATCCACATTATTTTACGGTGGCGGAGCTGCGCTTAAAGTTGGGGGCCTGTCAAAAACTGGTGCAGCAGTGTCTAAAGTTGGTTCGGTGATAGATCCTTTAAACATCGTTACCGCGCCAATCCGCATACCAATTGAATCCGCAAAAAAAGCGTCGGTTGCCTCAACGCAAGCAGCTAACGCGGTACGCGATGCAAACATCGCCTCTGCGCAAGCGGCGGGTTACACGTTAACGCCAGGTAGTGTCAGTCCAACAGGTAAAAATATTCTTGCTGAACGTGTTGCCGGCAAAACAAGTCTAGAGCAATTGTCTTCTGTAAAAAATCAAACCGTAACAGACGAATTAGCGCGGAAAGCGGTTGGTTTGCCAGAAAATGCACCGCTTACAAGCGGCGCTATGAAAGATATCCGCACAACAGAATATGCTAAAGGATATGAACCAGTAAAACAAATTGGTCAACTACCTACAGACGCACGCTTTTTAGATGACTTGGTAGAAGTAGAGTCTAAGTATGTTGGCGCCAATTCTTCGTTCCCAGGCGCCGTTCCGCCAGAAGTTGAAAAACTTGTAAAAACATATACTGTTGGTAAGTTTGACTCTAAAGACGCAATAAACGCATCCAGAACATTACGCGACGAAGCCTCCGCCAATTTTAGAAAAGGTGAAAATTCAATTGCTAAAGCGCAACTTGATATAGCCAATGCGTTAGAAAATCAAATTGAACGTCATTTAATTAACACTGGCCGCCCTGACGCGCATACTTTGCTTGAGCAATTTAAATTGTCGCGTCAACGCATGGCGGTTAGCCATACTGTAGAAAATGCAATTCGTGAAGGTTCTGGTTCGTTAGACGCTAAAAAATTAGCCGGCATGTTGCAGCGTGGCGATTACATGACAGGCGAATTAAAAACTATTGCAGAATTTGCCAACATTGCGCCTCGCGTTACCAATATGCCTAGCTCAATTGGTACGCCTGCGGCGGGGTCTATGCTTGGTCAAAACCTTCTTACAAATGCTGCCCTTGGCGGCGGCGTAGGAGGCGCTTATGGTGGCTTACCTGGTGGGCTAGCAGGCTTGGCAACTGGTGCAGCGGTTAGCTTGGGACCAGCAATGATATCTTCTGGAATGCGAAAATATTTAATGTCCGACGTAGGGCAGAAAAATCTTTTGCCTAGTATGTACAACACCCAAATACCAGGCATGTCCCGCGAAGCTATGCGTAATGCATTGTTAACTTCGCAAGCAGGCAAAACTTACCAAGATTTAGAAAACCGTAACGCGTTGAGGCCGTAATGGATTCACAAATGTTTTTCAACATTGCAATTGGCTTGGCGTCGTTCTTCGGTGGTTGGGTGCTGAACAACATCACCAAAGCGATTGATCGCTTGGATAACGACGTGCGTAAGATGCCGATGGTTTACATTAGCAAAGACGAGTACCATCGCGACATCGCCGAAATCAAAAACATGCTTGGCAAAATTTTTGACAAGCTTGACAATAAAATGGACAAGTAATGGCCACCGCTAGAAGGCCCGCAACAAGGGCTAGAAAAGCAGCGTCACGGGACATAACAGATAAGATTCTTGACCTGATCAAGTGGGTGGACAACCCGTTCAAGCTTGTTTCGGTCATCCTGCTGTCTACAATTGCTTTCACCGGATACTTCGCATGGGACAGCCGTCAGGTTATCTTGGCTGCGATTAAGTCCAACAACTCGATGCCGCAGATCAAGGATCATGACCAATTACTTCCACTGGCAAACGCTTTGGTCAAAGAGGTAAGCGCTGTCGGAATTGTTATTAACAAGGTCAATCTTGCAACAAACTCACGCACAACAGTATTAGCCATTGCTAACGGTGAGCGCAATCACAAGCTCGAAGGTTTAACAGTCAGCCTGTTTGCCGCCAGCCCTGAGCGCAATGCAGATGTGGTCTCAATGCTAAACAACGAAGTAGCGTGTAAACCGTTTGAATCGTCTAGCCCAGTTGGTGAGTGGGCAAAGTTGATGGGTGTTACTTACATGTGCAGGGCTTCAATACCCAACGAGATAGGCAAGTTTGCTGGTTATGTTGCTGTAGGCTTTAAGTCTGAGCCACGGGACTTGATATCCGTTAAGACCCGAATGATATTAGCCGCATCGGAGATGGACAAATGAAAGCAAAATGGGAAGCATTCAAGGCTTGGTGTAGCGCCAAGTGGATAGCAACTAAAGCATGGTTTTCAGGCGTGAGGTTCTAATATGTTACCGATAATGGATATCCTTGGCATCGGCATGAAGGTGCTAGACAAGTTTTTTCCTGATCCTGAGCAAAAAGCAAAGGCTCAGTTAGAGCTAATGCAGATGCAGCAAAATGGCGAACTTGCCAAAATGCAAGCCGACATGCAAGAACAAGGCGAGCTCACTAAGCGCCAAGAGAACGACATGAAGTCCGACTCATGGCTCTCCAAGAACATCCGCCCTATGACGCTTATAGCGATTCTGGCGGGTTATTTCACGTTTGCCATGATGTCTGCCTTTGACATGGAAACAAACAAAGCGTATGTCGAACTGCTTGGTCAGTGGGGTATGCTAATTATGTCTTTCTACTTCGGTGGCAGGACGTTGGAAAAGATTATTGATATGAAAACTAAAGAAAAAGTCACTGAAGCGGAGATTAAAAATGCAAAGTAATTGGGACAGCGCTTTTAAGATGATGTTGGCATCGGAAGGCGGCTACGTTAACCACCCGTCTGATCCAGGCGGCATGACCAACCTTGGCGTCACAAAGCGTGTCTGGGAAGAGTGGGTGGGTCGTGAATCGAATGAGAAAGAGATGCGTTCGCTTACCCCTGAGATGGTGGAACCCCTGTACAAGCGCAAGTTCTGGGATGCTTGCAAGTGCGACGAGCTGCCCAGCGGGATTGATTACTTGGTGTTTGATTTCGCTGTCAACGCTGGTGTTGGGCGCAGCGCAAAGATTCTACAGACTGCCGTGGGTGCTACCCCTGATGGCGGAATTGGACCCATGACCCTAGCTGCGGTCAACGCCATTCCTGAAGCCGAGCTAATTGAAAAGTTTAGTCAAGCCAAAGAAGATTTTTACCGCAGTCTGAATACTTTTGAGACATTCGGTAAAGGATGGCTCAACCGCGTTGCGGCCGTTAAAGTTAAAGCAACATCTATGCTTGGGTAAACCACCCCGTTTTTTAAGCGGGATGGTCAAGCACGTTAGGACTGCCGCGCTTGGGATGGTGGACTCCAACCAAACTTAGCCCATGTTCTGGCCACGTCGGTTGACGCGGCTGGAACGTACACCCATTTAGGGTCGTCGATCAGTGGGCAAGGTAGCTTCTGTTCGTTCATTTTTCTTTTCCTTCATACATTGGTCATAAAGATCGCACAAGGGTATGTGCTCGCACCTACAAATTTTGTCCTCGCGGTTGTCTTCCGCTTGGACAAAAATCTTAAACGTATTCATACCTAAGTCTCCCGCTCACGGATATTAGTTCAGGTTGTACTGCTCGGGCCCTTTGTGCTGCCTGTCGCATACCCAAGGGCGGCTGGTACTCTTTGCGGTGAACGCGGTCAAGCTTCTCAATGGCCGCAGGACGCAAGAACAAGTCTAGCAATTGCTGCTCATCGTTTTGGCCAAACATCTCTTCAAGAGTCGCCAAGATGCGCTTGCGGCTGTGCATGTTGGTGTGCCCCAACTGCAACAGTTTGAATCTGGCTATGCCGTAGCGGGCGGCCAACTGTTCTTTAACGAGATGCTTGCTTGTCATCGCGCAACGCCTTCAAGTCTGTCTGCGACCAATTTAGCATAGCCCGCAATGTCAACCCAAGAGTCGGCGTAATTAGGATCGCCGTTCAAGATGCGCGCAATCTTGTGCACGATCATCTCAAGCGCTTCTTTTTGGTCAGGGTCAAGTCGCGCCCATCCTTCTTCTTGTTTCATCATGTCTTTTATCGTTTGCGCGATCATCGCGTGGTCCTTAAACAGACCGTAGCGACGCCCGCGCTCCTCTAGTATGGCTTCTACGCCTTTAATCGGGTACGCGTAGCCTTGAGCGTAATCACGCGCTTGTTGTTCGCGTACGATGTCGGCAAGCGTTTCAATGTTCTTCATGGCTGTCGTGCCTCATTCATAATCTCGATACGTTCGCGGTCTGCACGTAGCGCCGTGTAACGCTGGTGCAACCGCTTTAGTATAGATGAGCGCCGTGCTGTTGCGCGTTCTTCGTTCAGTAGCTCTAAAACGGTTTGCTCGCTTAGGCTATGCAATTCGTTATTTAGACTGCGCCAAGTTTTCAATTTTTTGCTCCAAGTCTGCAATGCGTGAGGTGACGTTAAATAATGCGCGTTGAACGGCGTTAGCCTGGCGCTGCCGGATGGTTAGCTCAACCTTTGCTGCTTTGAGCTTGGCTTTGTACAGATCAGTTCTTTTCATATAAGGGCTCACAATCGTCAAAAGGGAAAGGGGTTGATTCGTCAAAGTAATGCCAGACGCCGTTGACCTTTTTGCGCCAAGCGACGGGCTCTGGGTACAGACATTCAATGCAGCTACAAAAGCCTGAGCCGCAATTTTCGGGTTTGGTCATTTCTTATCCTCATAATATTGTTTCCGATTCAACATATACGCAGACCCTGATAACCAAAACCGCGCTGCTTCCATATGACATTTTTTACAAATCAAACGCGCGCTACTGCCATCGGCACAAGATAGCCCGTCCTCAACCCAAGTCTTTATACCTGCTGCTACCCACGGCCCACTTGTTACTCCACAAGCGTTGCAAGAGCCAATTTTTTTTAGCCTATTAACTATTGTTAAATAATCGGGGGAAGTCCTTAAATTTATATAACTTTTAACTCGTCTTTTTCTTGAGCAATCTTTAGAACAAGTTGATACCCGCGTGTATTTTGTCGGGTTTAGCAACATTTCAACGTCGCACACCACACAATTTTTAGGTATTTGAATTACTTTTGCAGCCCATGCACAAGCGCGGGAACAATAGTGGTGCGAAGTTCTTTTAGCCCAACAAGCGTATTTTTCAAACGGCAAGCCACAATGCTCGCAATTAAAAAGTAATTTAGAGCTAACTTTAGACAACGCTGTAAGAGCTGAACCTTGCCGTAATAGCCCCGATTTAGGCGGCGCTATACTACGATAATGAGCATCGTATCCGTTACTTAACTTAGCCATTATTTCAACGCCTCCATAGCAATATCAGACACGGCACGCTTGTCATGCAACGCCGCCCAAATTTTCTCATCAACGGTTTTGTTGGTGAGCAGTACATACACCCACACGTCATGCTTTTGGCCCGAGCGGTGCAGACGCCCTACGGTTTGCTCGAACAATTCAAGACTCCAAGGCAGTGACAGAAAGACCATCCGGCAACCGCCGTGTTGCAAGTTAAGCCCATGTCCGGCTGACTTGGGGTGGACAAGAAGCAACTCCACCTCTCCCTTATTCCAGCGCTCGATAGCGCGGTCATCGTCAAGGGTAAGGGCGTGCTTATAGCGGCGCTTGAGCTCGGCGAGCTCTTCCTTGTACGTGTACGCGATGATTGTGTTGGCATGTTGGTTCTCCTGTATTAGATCGTCGAGTAGTTCAAACTTGTGGCGGCTAAACCAGATGGGCGTCTGTGTTGTCACAAACTTGCCTGGTGCTAACGGGTTGGGCTTGACCTCTGTGTCGTAAATAAACCCCGCGGCCATCTGTTGCAGCTTGCCTGTCACGACTGCGGCGTTCACCGCCTCGATCTGCGTGTCGCCATACTGCAACACAAAATCTTTTTTCATTTGGTTGTATTCGGTCATCGGCATATCGCAGCGCAACTCGACCATGTGACAGGGCGGCAGCTTATCTGCGTACTCACCAGGCTCAAGCAAGTACGTCGCAGGGCGAATGACGTCCATAACCATCTTAAGCGACCCAGGGCGCGGTGCCCATTCACCATACTCGGGGTTCATCAGCACAAAGTACTTCTGCATGAACGCGCCCTTGCTGCGCCCAAGCAACGACTGATCGACAATCTTGCATTGGCCGAACACGTCTTCTAGGCCATTCGAGGTAAACGATCCGGTCAACCCCCAACGTATACGCATCTTGTCGATGATCTTAAAGAGCGCTTTGAACCGCGCGCCTGACGGGTTCTTAAGCCGTGTCAGTTCGTCAAACACCACGCCGTCAAAGTCCAATTCTTGCTTGGCTAACCATTGCAGATTGTCGTAGTTGGTGACAACCACATTGGCCGTAAGTGCCGCTAACCGTTGCTTGGGCGTCCCTACAGCAACTGCGATGTCAAGCTTAGGCGCCCATTTAGGCGCTTCAACTGGCCAGACGTCGGTCGCTACACGCTTAGGCGCCAACACTAGCCACCGGTGCACGACGCCCTTGTCAAGCGCGTCTTGCATGGCGGTAAGTGTGATGGCCGTTTTGCCCGCGCCCACGGGCGCAAGCACCATTGCACGGTCATGCGCGTACAGGAAGTCAGCGGCTTCGTTCTGGTAGGGTCTTAATGAAATCATTAATCTGTTCCTTAGTCCATAGACAACTGTAGTTTTGTTTAAGTCTTACCATTTCCGCGGCGAATAACTTTTGGAGTGGTGAAAGCCTGCCACCCTTGGTCTTCAACTCCACGAACCACGTCTGCCCATCGGGCAGGCACGCTATTCGATCGGCGACGCCCCGATGCGATGGCGATGTGAACTTGTAAGTAATGCCACCGACCATTTCGACCGACCATTTGAAATACGCCTCAATTTCTGATTCACGCATAAAAAGTATTTGACAACAAAAACAAAATGATGTCAAATACAAATTCACAACAGGAGACTACACTATGAACACACCCGCTTTCCCCACTTGGTCTGCTAAGGACGTCGTCCAAGGCATGACACTACGCGATTACTTTGCCGCCGCCGCTTTGCAAGGCATTCTCTCAACAAACCCTAGTTACTTCCCCTCCGAGATTGTTGACGTCGCGTATGATTACGCTGACCTAATGATGAGGAAACACAATGCTGCATAGTTCAATCGTAGGCGGCTCGACCGCCAAACGCGTGATGGCGTGCCCAGGCTCGGTTAACCTGTGCGCTAAGATGCCACCCAAGCCGTCTAGCGTACACGCTGACCGTGGGACGCTATTGCATGACGCGATTGCCATGCTCTTAGATGGTAAGGTTGAGAGCGTAATCGGTATGGAATACAACGGCATCATACTTACGCAGGAGCTCTACGATGAGAAAATTGCTGTCGCATTTGAAAAGTTGGACGAGATTGATCCTGACAAGCGTATGGAATATGTTGTGGAAAGCCGCGTTGGGTTTGGCGACTTATTGCGTGGGGTGTTTGGTTCTGCTGATCTGCTTGGTCGGATTGGTAGTCGGGCTATTGTTTTGGATTGGAAGTTTGGTGATGGTGTGGTGGTTGATGCAGTAGAGAACGCGCAGGGGATGTTCTACTCAGCCGCCGCCATGCGTACGCCCGAGACGCAATGGGTGTTTAACAGCGCAACAGAAATCGAAATCATCATTGTGCAACCCCCTATGATGCGCCGCTGGGTCACAACCCCCGAGCGCATTGCGAAATTTGAGCGTGATCTGGTATTAGCTGTCAAAGCATCGCAGCGCCCCAAAGCAGACTTCAACGCGGGCGATCATTGTCGGTGGTGCGCGGCCAAGCCCGTGTGCCCCAAGATGACAGGTGAAGTTGATCGCTTTATGAAGACAAGCTTGCAGACAATTGACGCAACTCAGATTGGTCATTACTTGCAACAAGCCGATCAGATTGAAGACTTTATTAAGTCTGTGCGTGAGATGGCGTTTACCATGCTTGAGAACGATGTCCCAGTGTCTGGCTACAAGTTGGTTGCCAAGCGTGGCACACGTCAATGGGCTAACGAAGACGACGCGATAAAATTTTTAGGTGACAAAGCTTTTGAAAGTAAGCTAATATCTGTCGCTCAGGCCGAGAAGTTGGTCGGCAAAAAGAATTTCCCGCAGGAACTAGCTGTATCGGTTTCATCGGGCAATACGCTGGCAAACGAGGATGATCCTCGCCCAGCAATCTTGAACCTCTCAAAGGTTCTATCTAAACTTAAGGTAATCTAAAATGTCTAATATCGCAACTTTTAAATCCGCAAACCTCCCCGCTGTTTCGTCACTTTCTCAGTCGCTGCGCGCGCTTGAGCAAGACGTGGGCACGCCTGGCTCGGTCATCATTAAGATGGACAAGACAGGCCATTGGGTATTTGGTGCAGACCAGACCGAAGCCGAAGACGACGCTCGTTGGGCGATCAATCCTTTCTCATTCGTTCACGGCTTTATTGCTTGGGGCGAGGGTGAAGTGTTGGGCGAGAAGATGGTGTCGGTGTCCGAGCCGTTGCCTGAGCTTGACACACCACCTCCAAACGCCAAGCGTGGTTGGGAAACGCAAGTCGGTATGTCGCTTAAGTGTGTCTCCGGCGAAGACGAAGGGATGGAAGCGCGTTACACCGTGACCTCCGTTGGCGGTAAGCGCTCGGTGCAAGCGTTGGCCGTGGCCATCGCAAACCAAGTCGATGTTGACCAAAGCAAGCCTGTGCCTGTCGTGTTGCTCAAAAAGGAACACTATCAGCACAAGAGCTATGGCCGCATCTACACGCCGGTCTTTGAGATTGTCGAGTGGGTTAGCATGGATGGGGAAGCCGCAGAACCAGAGGCGCAAGCCGAGGAACCCGCAGCCCCCGCACGTCGTCGTAGAGGTGCCGCATGATTGACTTGACCCTTTCAATTGAGCAAGTCAATGTAATTATGGGTATGCTTGGCCGCCAACCTTACGAACAGGTCGAAGGCCTGATCGCTGAGATTCGCGCTCAAGCTATTCCACAATTGCCAAAGACAGAAGAGTAAGGTTCAGGGGCGGTTAGGCAAGCATTCAAGGATGTCGTAAGTGCGTGTTTTTCTTGCCTTCCAACGCACAGTTAGCAACGACCAAATTGACGCCCCGCCTATAAACTAAACTAAGGTAAAGTAAAATGGTTATGACTATTGAAGAACGTAAAGAAGCAAAACGCGCGGCGCAGAAAAAGTACCGCGACACGCACAAAGCTGAATTGGCGGATCGGCAACGTCGATATTTGGCAAAAGATGAGAACAAATCTAAACGTCGGATATGGGATGAACAAAAACGACGCCGCGCCGGAATACCTCCCCGCAAAGTTTTAACTCAAGATGATTATCGTGCTTATCATCGTGAGTATTCCGCGCGCAAGCGTCGAGAGACAGGTGTGCCGGTAAAGAAAAGAATAACTGACGAACAGCGCGAAGTAAATAGACGCGCGCGTTGGGCTAAATTAGTTGCTATGTTCAACGACCGGCCTGAAGACCGCAAAGCTATACGACGTAAAAGCGCGACAAAAGGTCGTATAGCCGACACACTTAACGTGCCCGTAAAAGACGTGCCCCAAGAATTGTTAGAGGCTTACGTTTTACATTTAGACGTACAACGATACATTAGGAGAAACAAATAATGAAAACGCTAATTGACATTAAACAAGACATGAGTGAACTTTACGAAGCGCTGAAAGTGGGCGCGGTAGATATAAAAATAGCGGGCGAACTGGCTAACATTAGCGGTAAGTTTTTGAAAGCCGAACAGCTTGAGTTAGCAAAAGAAATTTTTATGTCTAATCGTAATCGTACGCTGACTATTGATAGCGAATGATTCTCTGGGTTGATTTTGAAACGCGTAGCCACTGTGACCTTAAAAAGCACGGTGTCTACAACTACGCGCAGGACGGCACAACAGACGTGCTCTGTATGTCGTACGCGTTTGATGATGAAGACGTGCGTACCTGGACGCCCGATCAACCCTTCCCCGAAGATGTCCGACACCACACGGGCGAGATACGCGCGCATAACGCGACCTTTGAGCGCCTGATCTTTTGGTATGTACTCAATGTACAGTTCGACTTAGAGCAATTCTACTGCACCGCAGCACAAGCCCGTGCCAACTGCGCTCCAGGCTCGCTTGAGGATGTCGGCCGCTTTGCCGGTGCGAGTATGAAGAAAGATCACCGCGGCGCGCAGCTTATCCGTGCGCTGTGCGTGCCGCCGTTTAAGAATGACCCTGCACTCATGACCGAACTCGTGCAATACTGTGAGCAGGACGTGCGTGCCATGCGTGCGATTAGTCTAGGTATGCGCCCCCTCTCACCGGATGAGCTTGGAGATTATCATGTCAACGAACGAATCAACGACCGCGGCGTCTTGGTGGACGTGCATCTTGCCACAGCAGCCGTTGGATATGCGGCACAAGAGCTCGAAGATATACAGTCCATTGTCCGATCCGTCACCGATGGCGCGATCACGTCAGTCCGGTCGCCGAAAATGCGCGAGTGGGTCAAAGAAAGGGTCGGCCAAGACGCGTTAAAACTTATGGAGGTTGAAGATGGTAAGTACAGCATCGACAAAACGGTTCGTGCGAACCTACTCGCAATGGACGACCCCGAGCAAGTACCGCCCGACGTGGCCGAAGTCATACAGTGCGCCGATGACCTTTGGGCGTCGTCGGTTGCTAAGTTCAGCCGCCTTAAAGACTTGGCGGACGTCGAGGATTGCCGCGTTAGAGGCGCTTTTGTGTTCGCTGGTGGATCAGCTACAGGCCGAGCTTCTAGCTACGGTGCCCAAGTCCACAACTTCACGCGCAAGTGTGCAGCCGATCCAGATGCGGTACGACAAGCAATGGTCAGAGGACATGACATCGTCCCAAAATACGGCAAACGAATTACAGATGTACTTAAGGGAATGCTTCGACCCTCAATCATTCCGGCCAAAGGTAAAGCATTAGTCGTGGCCGACTGGTCATCCATTGAAGCGCGCATGAACCCGTGGCTATCCAATTGTTTAGCGGGCGATGCTAAATTAGATTTGTTTCGCCGTGGCGAGGATGTATATATTGCCAACGCCCGCGCAACCTTTCACACCCAAGAGATCAGCAAAGATCAACGCCAGATTGGCAAGGTTCAAGAGCTTGCTTGTGGGTTTGCCGGTGGCGTGGGCGCCTTTGCTGCGATGGGTCGCGCCTATGGTATTAACTTACCCGAGTCGGATGCGCGACGCATGGTAGACGCTTGGCGTCGTGCCAATCAGTGGTCGGTACCCTACTGGCAAAAGCTTGAAGAAGCGTATACGCGTGCCATGCGAAATAAAAGTTACGAATTTAGCGCAGGGCGCGTAACGTACCTGTTCGATGGTGTCCACTTGTGGTACGCTTTACCTTCGGGACGCGTTCTGTGTTACCCGTTCGCCAAACTTGATAATGACGGTGTTACTTATGCCAAAGCCGCTTGGAAGCCCGCCGCCGACGCCACAGAGTGGCCACGCGCTAGGCTCTGGAAAGGACTCGCTTGCGAGAATATCACCCAAGCCGCAGCCAACGACGTACTACGCCACGCACTGCGTGAGCTACCAGACGCAGTACTTCATGTACATGACGAAATCGTACTCGAAGTCGAAGACCCCGAAACAGCTATGCTTGAATTGGAGCGTGTGATGTGCACGCCTCCCGCTTGGTGCCCTGATCTTCCGTTGGGCGTTGAAGCGCAGATTATGACCCGTTACGGTAAGTAAAAAAAAGCCCGCCGGACAAGGGCGGGCTAACAAGGAGTATTACATGAACTTTTTTGAGTATATAACAAACTTAGCCCCAGAGGGCGAAACCGTACTTTTTGTGCGTCAAAAGCCACAAATAAAAGACGGCGGTTACCAATTCCACGCCGATGGTGCGATGAAGTGCACTTGGCCAGCCTCACTGCCCGAGAAGTACAACGGCAAAGGTGCGTGGTACGCCAATACGGCTATGTTTATCGTGAGCCGTTTTAAAGATGGGCACCCGTCTGCGTCCATCGCCAATTGCGAGCGTGTAGGCTTCCTAGTGTTAGACGATGTCGGCACCAAGTCCAAGCTGCCCCCGATTGAGCCCACTTGGAAGATCGAAACCTCCCCCGACAATTACCAGTGGGGGTATACCTTTGCGTTAGATGATCACCCGACCGTTGATGAGTTCACCGCCGCTATCAAGGCGATAGCGGAAGCGGGTTACACCGATCCTGGTGCGACCAACGCTGTGCGTAACTTCCGGCTGCCTAAATCAGTCAACCTGAAACCTGGGCGCGACAATTTTGCCGCACGTTTAACCGAGTTTCACCCCGAGCGTGAGTTTAGCCTTGCCCAGATATGCGAGGCGTTAGATGTCACCCCCGCCCCGATTGAAAGCACGCGCTTCACGCCTATTCGTGTAGCAGACGATGGTCAGGACGATGTAGTTGTATGGTTAAGCGCAAACGGTCTAGTCTTGTCACGCCCCAACCCCGAGGGCTGGATGGGGGTAGTGTGCCCTAACAGTGCCGAGCATACCGATGGCAACCCCGAGGGTCGTTACAACCCTTCCATGCGTGCATTTTGTTGTCTGCATTCGCATTGCTTAGACTTAGATTCGCACACCTTTCTTGATTGGGTTGCCGACCAAGGCGGCCCTGTGCACGCTCCTGGGCTCAGGGATGAATTGCTTGCCTCCATGATGGATGGCGCGTTGTCTAAATTAAAGCCTACCGAAGCGTTCCCCGACCGTGCTGCCGAGATTGTCGCAGAGGTTGATTTAAAACAATTAGGCCGCGTTGAGCGTGCGGGTTGGTTTACCCGTTTTGCGTACATTCAAGACGAAGAGGCGTTTTTTGATATGCAAGAGCGGCGCGAGATCAGCCGTAGTGCGTTTAATGCGTTGTTCCGCCATATAGACTGCAAGAGTGTGCACAACCTTAAACGCCGCGTTGAAGCGTCCGTGTCGTTTGATGAAAACCGACAGAACCGAGGCGCGCCCGTTTTGGTCGGAATTACTTACGCTGCGGGCGATGATGTGCTTGTAAGCCGTGATGGCGATGTGTACGGTAACCGTTGGCGCAACGCGCGGCCTACGCCCGTGTCTGCCAAGACAGACATTACCCCTTGGCTTGAGCATTGCGAGCGGCTAGTGCCCAATACGCAAGAACGCGAACACTTGTTTAACATCATGGCGCACAAGGTGCAGTTCCCTAAGATCAAGATCAACCACGCAGTGCTGCATGGCGGCGATCAAGGGTGCGGCAAAGATACCATGTGGGCACCGATGCTTTGGGCGGTTTGCGGTAACGATTTACGCAACCGAGGGCTGTTAGACAATGACACTATGTCGAGTCAGTTCGACTATGCTTTAGAGTCCGAAATTTTAATTTTGAACGAATTGAAAGAGCCCGATGCACGGGAGAGGCGCGCGCTTGCCAACCGATTAAAACCAATCATTGCCGCCCCGCCTGAGATGCTATCCATTAACCGCAAGGGCTTACACCCTTACGACATGGTCAACCGCATTTTTGTATTGGCGTTCTCGAACGACCCCGTGCCGATCACGCTCGACTCACAAGACCGCCGATGGTTTTGCATTTGGTCGCACGCTTCTAGAATGCTTCCTGAGGATGCCCAAAGCCTTTGGAAGTGGTACAAGTCGGGCGGCTTTGATGCAATTGCCCAATGGTTCTACGCACGCGACTTAAGCGCGTTTAATCCGGCAGCAACCCCTGCATGGACGGACTTTAAACATAACCTGATTGAACATGGCATGAGTACCGCCGAATCCTACCTTGTGGAGATGTTGCGTGGGCGCATGGGTGAGTTTGAGCGTGGCGTTATAGCGTCACCGTTTCACGCACTATGCGAGCGTTTAGCCAACACGGCACCTGGAGGGGTGAGAATACCCCAACCCGCGCTCTTACACGCGCTTAAAGAGGCCGGATGGGAGGATTGTGGACGCATCATGTCAACTGAACTCACCACGCGCAAGCACATATACGCCGCGCCTGATATTGCGCGGTCATACTCCAAGTCGGACTTGCGGCGCATGGTTGAAGTACCCGCGCCGCCTAAGATAGTAAAAACGGCCTAGAAGGCCGTTTTATTAGAGGTCGAAAGTTAGAATCATAAGTAAAACTACTGCCGCTATTATCAGGGACGCCATGCGCTTAGTACCTCCCCAAATAGGGGGTGCACATTGTCCCAGTACGCGCCAATGTCTTTAGGGTACAGTGGGCGCAGCGTGCGGCTTTCGTCCATGCTACGGGCATATATATAGCCGCTTTTCTGATCGTACGAATCAACGGTATAGGCGCGGTTCTTTACATGCACAATATCGCCGTGTTGGACTGGCGCGCCAGTAGTGTACTTAATCGGCATAGTGTTCCCCTAATTCTTCGATGTCGGTTATCTCGCGCTCGTGAAATTCAAGGTCTGAATATTGCATAGCGTCAAACTGATCGCAAGCGGCGTCAGAATCAACCGCGACAATCTCAAGCGTGACTCGAATATATCCCGTTATTTTAAAGGCGTGTGGTTTGTTCATGCTGTCACCTCAAGTTGTAATTTTAAAACCGCCATTGCTTCGGCGAATGTATCCCAACAATTGTTTCCGTTATCATCATCAAGGTATTCATCCTCAAACAGAACCATGAACCCGTTTGATGTTTCCAGTACATCAATACATAAAATAGTCGTTTTCATGCTGTCACCTCTTCTGTAGATAGAATACTGTTGTCCGCATAGCCGTCCGTTCCGCCGTCCCATTCATCCCAAGCAGCATCTTGGGCTTCGTCCGCGTTTTCGGCTTCGATGATAATTTCTTTGTAACTAATTGACTCGATAATCACTTTATAGGTTTTCATGCTGTCACCTCTTGTTCATCCAGTAATCGTGTAACTGCGCTTACAAAATTTTCCATAATGTGTATCACATCACAATCTTCAAACGGCTCCCACGCGGTTACTTTGGGTTCGCCGTCAGGGTACCGCGTGTCTTCGATGTACCACGCGACAATCTCGTCATAACTAGCGTCTGGTGGGTAATCGGATAAGCATTGACCGATTACAAAATCCTGCGCTTTTTCTAGATTTGTTTTCATGCTGTCACCTTTGAGTTGTCAAAACAGAATGAGTAGCCTTTGCCATCCGCGCTGTCACCGTAGCGCATGTCTGACAAATCCCAGTCTAGGTCATGCTTTGCGATCAAGGCTTTGACCGCCTCAAAGTGCACCATCTCATAAGACAGCGCATGGGGAAAGGGAATCGTGGCGGTCAAACCGCCCCATGTGTAGGCTTTAATACGCGAGCCTTTAAAATTAGTTGCGGGAAGATATTTGGTGTGAATAGCTATCATTTTAAAGTACCTTTAAGTTTAGTTTAGTGAAACCTGGGGGTCATACAAATTCTGAATCGTGGTAGCCCTGCGCGCGCGCCATACCTGTAAAGACATCGGCGTATTGCCCGTACACTTCTGGCCTATCCCAAAACCCTGCGCCGTGACCGTTACGGGTCAGCCATAGATCGTGGCCTACTTGTTCGGCTGAGTATTGGCGTAAATCAATTTCTAGCGTGGCACACGCATTCTCAAAGTTAAGACAAGCCTCGTAAGCGTCCGCTTTGAATTGTGTAGAGAATACTTCGTCTTCGCTTGCTTCTTCGCCATCTGTGAACTCGGCGGCCTCAAGATAGGCGTCTGTCATTGTTTCTAGAAAATATCTGCTCATTATTCAACCCTCAACACAAAATGATCACCACTTGGATGGCCGGATTGCCAAGACTGGCCGACCTTGAGCGCACTAATTGCTTTAATTTCGTCCGGCTCATACCCTGTGTCTTCGTGAAAAAAATCAAGCGTATGGCTCACAATATGCTCTTCGCCATACCCCGCGCCCCAATAACATACGAATTTCTTCATTTTGTCACCTCTGCTAATAACTCGTTTATTTGATCGCGTAGTGAATCTTGAAAATCTATGATGTCACCATCGCTCCAATACTCAAGCGACCCCCATACGTCTATTTTGTTCCAACCCTTCGCGTATTCGCGCTCAAGTAATTTTTGAATCTGAGCGTACGTTTTACCGTCAGGGTAGCAAGCAAGAGTATTGTCAAGCGCAAACACTTCAGCGCGGGATAGGGTTGGGTTCATTCTGTCACCTCAGATAGTTGAATTAAAAGGTCTGCTAAGTCTGATACGCTCATATCCTCATACTCGGCTAAGTTCTCTGTTTCTAATAGCGTGTAGGCGCGTTGTGGCACTCGCAAGCCCACTTCGCGCATAGCGTTAAATTCTTTGATTAGATCGGCTTTCATGGTTAACCCCTTAAAGAAAACAAGCGGCCACAATTGCCGCGCCAAATAAAACAATTGCTACGAGATCGTCAATCATGCTGTAGTGCTCCAAAGTGTGGCCGCTTGCGCGGCCGTTTAAGTTTAGATAATGAAGTGAGGGTTGGAAGTCAACTCATACGCGAGCGCTAATTTCAAAAGCGCATCTTGTTGCAAGGGTTTGCGCGCGGCGCGGTACAGGCCGGAAATCACACGCGCGGCGCTATCGTTGTTGCCGCTGTTAGCGTGTTTGAGGGCTACTGCTACAATCTTGAATTGCTGTTTGTTTAGCATTTTTTGAGCTCCAATTAGTTAACCAACAGAGACAGTGTAAACAATTGTTTTACAGTATGCAAGCTAAACGGCAATAAATATTTCTATCGGTTGGCCAGGTTGGATAGGGAAAAGCTATTGGAGTTTAGCTATAGATCGGTAAGGGTTTAGTAGCGGGATTAGTCATGGGGAATGGGGCGGGACGCCACTGGAATCAGGCCTCTTAGTCATTTTAGCTATTGGATTGGTATTTCTTTAATAAAATAAAAAGTACTGTATATATGTACAGTATACTGTAACGGTAGTGGAACGCACGCGGTTTGGCGCGCGACTTTTCCGGCATGGCTAAAATGGCTAAAATGACTATTTCTTGCCATTTTGGCAACCTTTCCCTGTGGGAAATTTCCTCACTAAGTCTTAGTTTCTTAGCTACTTTAGTTAAAGGATTCCTTTAACTAAACTAGCTAAACACTCACTAAGTCTTAGCCCAAGTTTTGGGTTGGCAACCAACTTTCCGGCATGGCTAAAGTGACTAATGTTGCAATGCACAATGTTGCACTGCAACAATCCTAAGATTTACACAGCCAGGTTACACTAAGGATTACACAGCCAGGTTACACCAAGCAAACCTTAGCCCAGGTAGCAGGAGGCAAAAGGCTAAAAAATCCTTGATGGGGGGGGTAGGGCGAAGAGCATATTGTGAGCCATACGCTTGA